GCATCAGAGGCTTGGTAATCAGACTGCTTTGGTCTTGAAGACATGACATGATCGCCTGTAAACTATATGATCCAGCTCCCAATCCCAGTGCCCCAGTGCTTCACCTAGACGCGCGTTTTGGGTCCTTGTTTCTATCCACGAATAGCCACTTCCCGCGGCAACTTGAGTCAATTCTTCAAGGTGCCGAAACAAAACTGATGTTCCATTCGGTTGGCTCCAACACACCCACACAAGTAATGTCTTTTCACCTGAAAACTGATCGGTCTCGCTCGTTGTTACTGCGAACGCTTTGTCTGCTATCCACAATACCGCGTGCCCCGATTTCACCTCCGCATAAACATCTTCGGGTATATACGTTAGGTGCGGGTTAGCCTCGAGAATCTCTTCTATCGCGGGCTTTACCCACCCCCACTCAGTTCGTATATCACCTATACTGAGTGTGTCGCCGGCGGAACGGGCTAGTGTGGTAGCCTCCATATTTCACAGTCCTTGCTATGGGTGTATTTCCTGAGCGCGCTTTGCTCTCAGCTTCGGCCACGCCTTCTCTGTACAGAATTCCGTACATCTGCGCCGCAGAGTAATCAGTCCAATCTTTTGAGGGGGTTCGCAACAGCCTAAAAAGCGCACCATTAACTATGGCGTCTTTGTTGTCGTTTAGGATTGCATCATCAAGGGTAGTTGCCGAGACCGTCGGCTTTAACACCGCTCGAAGGATCACGCTTTCGACGATAGTTGCGTTGGGAACAGGGGCCAGCCAAAAAGTACTTTGACTCTGTTGCACAAAATACTCGGGGGTAGAAAACTTCGAAGGGTCTCGCCAATTCGGCTGACGCTTTTCAAGAAGCGCCGTGCTAATAGGCTCCAGCTTATCCCCCTTGTACACCGCCCATAAAACCTTCTCCACAACCGTGCCTTTTGGGGGCTCAAGGTCATACTCGAAAATCTTCGCAACCGTTGTGACAGGGTCGAGTTCTTGCTGGTAGATTTCTGATTTCGCACAGAGGTCAATAGCAGCAGAGCGAATGGCCGAAATGGCCATCGCATCTGAACAGCCATGAACACTGGGTAGAACGTCTGGTAGTAAAGACTCGAAAGTCGCCATCGGCGGTCACCTCAAAGTGTTAGGTTTACGCCTAAACCGCCACCGCCAAATCAACATTAGGGTTCGTTACCGCGTCTATTTGCGACTTGCCGGTAATCGACGACATAAACAGCTGATAGTGGTTTGACGCTCGTTGGCCATTACCTGCGTACTCCGCGTCTTTCATATAAGCCGAATACAATACGTAATTGACTACCGCGTTACCGTAGATATCAGGGATATCCAGGTTGTCGGTCTGAGTCACAGCTACTGGGTTTGCCGAGTAAACAATTTCAACAAAGGCAGAACCAGTAACGCCAGGATAAACATAGAAATTAATCGGGTTAGTGTCGTCGTAGATATAGTGCTTAACCGTAGCAGAATGCGCCGCATCCCCAGTGACCGTTGGGTCATGCCAATCTGGGCTCTGCGCATCGAGCACTTCACGATCGACGATTCTTACCGATCTACCGCCAGTACCGTCTACTGCAGCAGACATATTCCGAACTACGCGCAGCAGCCGGTTACCGTCGTTAGGTATTGACTGCTTAGTGCCTGTTACAAGCTCTACAGCCGTATTCTTTGCAGAGGCGTCGGGCTTAAAAAGCGCGATCTCTCGCTGCGCGTCATTTACCCACAGGACAAGTTCACTTGCCACGGGCCATCTGACGCCAGTTGTGTCTTGGAGCGTTATTTGAACGCGATCAACGATTGATTGAACGGATACACTCATGATTTTTTAGCTGCTATCAGCCATTTAGCACTTGTTCCCAAGCTGCTTCTCTAAGTTCACTAGAGACTTGCTTACCCATTACACGGTGGATAGACGCGACTTTGGGTTCACCGCTCGCCTTAAAGTCCGCCGGCGATCCGACATTGATTAACTCTTCAATCGCTTCTACAACTTCAAAAAGGGGCTCTGTATCGGGGGCAGCGGGGGCAAACTCAACTGGCTCAGGCGTAGACTGCACTGAAACGCCAATGGCCTCGGCGCCCATACCAATAGCTATTGCTCCTATGGCCTCTGAAACATCCCTCTCTACTCCGGCTTGGAGGCATACAACCGCGCCACTTAGCGTAGCTACTCTTAAATCGAAACTAGACTTAATTTTCATTTTCCGGCCTTAAAAAGGTCCCCCCCTCAGCGTTAGCTAAAGGGGGGCAATGCTCTCTCTCAGGGAAAAGCCTATTGAGCCGTGTCTAGGCAAATAACACCGAAGTCTTCGACAGCGCCGTTGTAGTCGCTGTTAAACTTAGGCTTCTTCAGACCGAAGATTTTGCCAATAGAGATGCCTGACTGGTTACCGTAATCGAAAGTGTCTTCGACAATTTCCGGCGCACCGATGTCAGCCATTGCAAGAGATTGCGCTCCACAGAACAAGGCGCGAGCACCTGTAACGTCTGCATCAGCACCCCACTTGTAGCCCGCGGCACCTGCGTTACTAGAAGTACCAGTAGTCGCACCTTCAGTTGAGAAGACGTGGCGGAACTCGTGGCACATAACACCGTCAACCATCAGGCTGCTAGAGCCAGAGAACAAGCTGTTGCTTGTACCGCGGACGCCGGCATTACGGACGTTTGCTAGGAAGTCAGCATCGAGTTTCAGCGTGGCCATCTGCTGTGGAGTGACAAAGAGATGGAATGTCTCTTCGTTGCCCGCACCGCGAATACCGCGGATATAGTTAACCTTAGCATAAGCCTTCAGCTCAACAATCTGCTTGTAACCAAGCTTGTCGGCTGCTGTTACCGCTGCGGTGTCGCCAGTAGTAATATCTGACCCACTAACGCGTAGATGACGAGCAGCGGTAGGTGCTGTGACGTCTGATGCGTACTCGAGATCGGCCAGTTCAAGACCAGAAACACCGCTAGTAGTGCGCAGGGCACCGTTAGTCTTAGAACCGTATGCAATACCTGATAATGTCAGGAACGCCAGTTGGTCCATACGGTCGGCCATAGCATAAGCCAGAGCGTCGCGTGAGGTCTCACGGAAGTTAACTACCGACTTCTGATCCGCCATACGACCGGCAATGCGGTTAGCGAAACGGAGCTGGTCAAGGTTAACAACGATATCGTAAGCGCGGAGCGCCTCTTCGTTGCCTTCTAGAGTAAAGTCACCTGTTACACCATCGCCAGTCATGTCTGCGAGTAGTGTAATAACAGCACGGGTGCCTTTTTCGGAACGGGTCAGCTCTGTAATACGCTGAACCATTGCATTAGAACCAGATCCTGCGAACTGGTTGATGAAGCTCATGTTACGAGCTTGACGCCAAAAATCCCGACTCCACGCGGTTAGTTGCTCAGAAGTCAGGCTAGCAAAATTTGTTAAAGCCATGATGGCCTCCATTGATTTGCATTAAATTAAAATAGCCTTGTAAAACGTCCTTTTCGTACAGACTAACGGGTTACGCGGTTTAGCGAGGGCGGTCTCGGCGCGTTTAACGTCTGTGCGGACGGGGGTACGTTTTTTATGTGAACGACACAATCAGTTATCGCACTGATACGCGAATGATACATTAATATTAGTATTGCTAATATTAAATGTCAAACAAATTCAGCTACCATTTTACTTTATGGCTCCAATATCGGGCACTTAGGATGTCCGGCTTTGAGTCTTGAGCATTATGGCGCGCATAATAAGATTTGCGCCTCGCTTTATCTTTCTCCGAAGTCGGGTTCTTGCCCGCCCCAGAGACCCCTTGCTGGCCAAACCTGATCGTTCTTGTCGTTCCCGCAGAGTTCTTCGCAACAACAACATGAGACTTAGTCGCGTGCCCCGTCGTTCTCTTGGGTTTGTTGTATCCGCTAACGCCTGCTGCGGCTAGCTTGGGGTCTTTGGCTCTCATAATCAGTCCTTTAAAAAATATCGCCCCTGAGCCTTCTCAGGGTAGCTTCAGGCAGAGCATTAAACTCTTCCTCAGACAATGTGCTTATATCCAAAGCCTTTTCGCCGTGGCTGCTGCTGCTTTCTCCAGGAAGTTCTGGCGGCTGCTTCTTAGCGGCGTCTAGCTTCTTAGCCACCTCTGCCCTCTTCTTAGCCACCTCATCCAAAGCCTTCTTCGGCGCTTGCTTAGCGGCAAGGGCGGATGAGTCATCGATCTCTGCGCCAATATCATGCGCCTTGATAACAAAGTTGGACGCCTTCGATAATGCATCCACGGCTCGTAGCCCTTGGACAATAAAGGCATCGCGTAGCTCGATCACCTCTTGGGTGAAATCTTCGTTGTAGTCGGCAGAGTTTAGATCGAATACGGGATACTCTGTTTCCAACAAAGCCGCGGCCTGCTGGAGAGCTGTTTCTTCGTTATTTCTCGAAACGGTGTGCTCGACTTCTCGACGTAACTCATGGCTCATCGCCTCTCGTTCTGCCGCCCTAATATCGCTACGAACCTTTGCCGCTTTTTCTGGCTCTCCGTCTAGGATAAGCTCCTGATACTCACGTTCCTTCGCTTCAAAATCATACGAAGGCAACTCAGGCTCGGGGGGTTGATTTGACTGCTTCAGCTCGTCAAGCTGCTTTTGCAGCGCCTTCTGCTTAGCCAACACCTCGTCTAGGCGAGATTTAGGGACCATCTGCCCTTTTTTCTTCGCCTTTGGTTCCTCTAGTACATCCTCGACGTCCTCGGCTTCGGCTTCTTCGAGCGCGACGGGCTCGTCACCGGCTTCGGCTTCGTCGTTGATGTCTTCGCTGGTTTCTTCGCTGGTTTCTTCGGCAGTCGGTACATCTTCAGTCTCCAAAGTTTCTAAATCGCTTTTTTCGTCAGAGTCATCGAGCTCTGACTCCTCTGTGGCCCCTAAACCGAAGTTAAGATCCACCTGTGTGTCTTCTACCTGATCGCCATCATCCGATCCTGGCATCCTGTCAAACTCTAGATTTTCATCTTTATCAGCCATAACTTATCCTTGAGGTTTTAATGATTTGTTAGTTTGTTGCATCGCCGTTGTGGCAATTCTGGTAGCCGCCGACGTTTCTTGATTACTGCGTCGGGTTGTATTGGTCAGATCAGCAAGCTCTCTTCTCAGATCTAGCTCCATCTCCTTCATGCGCATCTGGCTCTCGAGCTCCATGACCTTAAGCTGTGGATTAACGTCTGCCACATCTTGAGTTTTCGCCATGTTGATGGCCGCTTCGGACTGCAGTTTCTGCACCTCTGCTCGTAATTTCTCAATAGTGAGCTGAATCTGCTCCATCTCCATTTCGTGATGGATCTGCTGCATCTGCGCTTGTTCTTCACTGGGCGGCTCGACACCTGTGACGGTGCGGATTCGTTTGGCCAGCTCTCCCTTACGCGCGAGGTGGCTGTACTCAACAATGGCGTCGTCTGGGATCATGACCCCTGCGCTGCGCAAGCTGAGCGCCTCGGCAAACTGAATCTCATCGAAGCTGTCGCGCGCAGGCGCTGTCGCAATGACCACGTCGTACTCGCCGATAGTTAGGTCGTTGACGATCCTGCCTTCGGGGGTCATCTCATTGATAACCATTGGCTCGCGCGGCTTGAGCGGGTCGTCTTCGTTTGTGATTTGTATGATGCGCTGCTCGGTATAGAACCGCTGTATCAGGTTAAGTATTTTTTCTGCGAGGAACTGGCGCGTTTTGTTCAGGTTATCCAAAGGCACCTGAATCATTACCGCGCCGCGGTTCTGCTTCGCTTGTATTGCGATACCCGACACTTCAGCTGAGTCAGTACCCAGCATTGAGTCGTTAATTCCCGATATAGCTTTGATGTTCGCCGCAGCTTTCTGCCCAATGCGATCTAAACCTGTGGGTATTGAGTTCGGTTGTATTTTTGTCGGCGGGTTGGTGCCACGGGCATACTCCACAACGAGACCAGTTTGAGCGCCGTGCTCCTCGAGGTCATCTGGTGTCATACCTACCAGAGAGCCACTCTCTACCATCCACCCGCTGTTTGCCGTGGTGTTTACGATGTGCAGCTCTTGCGAGGCAATCTTGTTCAGTTGCTCCTGCGGCGAGAGCAGGTTTCTTACCATGCCAAACGGTCGCCCGCGGCGGAAGTAAGAGAAGAACGGGACTACTGTGAAGTCGTCGTATGGCGACCAGTCATCATGCAGCACGACCTTGTCACAGGTCACTGTCCAACGTACCTGCTTGATGACTTTAGAAATTACGGACAACCCGTGCTCTTTAGAGAACGCTTTAATCTTCCGGTCACTCCAGTTTTCTGGCACGCGCCTCTGGTCACCGGTTGTGGGGTCAACGTAGAAGTCAGACTTAGTCAACTTCCGGTGCTGCCGCTCAATTACTCGCAGCGCTTTAACGTTTCGGTACTCTTCTTCCCCAGGAATCTGTGCGCCTAAGAAATCTTCGCGGGTGTCTATGTCCCCGTAACGGGTCTCTTCATACTCAACCGAGTCCCGACCAAAACTGTTACCGTTTTCTGCGATGAACTGCAGCTTGCTCGCTTTGTCCTTACCGTATAACTCTTCAATCTCGTCAAGAGTCATCCATTTTGTCTCGAAGACCTCGTTCCACGTTCGGGAGTCATACTCTTTCGCGTCTGGATCAATAAGTATGTCCAGTGGGTCCTTCGCAGTAATACGCACCTCTCCCTCAGTGCTGTCACTGAAGTCTATGCGCACATCAAAGTAACCACGGCCGTCTAAGATCAACCCGTCACTGAACACCTGCTGCTCCAACCAATCCATCTTGTTGTTGTCCGAGATCTGCATGAACAACTTAGTCAGCGTGTTAGCAACGTCACCATCACCACCCTTTCGCGGCTTAAACTTTACATCTGCTCGGCGTGAGCTCTGCTCTCCTAAGACGGTGTTTACCGTCGGCAGGATCGTGTTAATAGTCAGCGCGGGGCGTCCTTCTTGGTCTAGAGCTGCGATGTCTTCTGCCGCCCACTGGTCGCCTCGGTAGTAGGAGTCACACTTCTTAGCCATCTCAATGTAGTCGAGGTGCCCATTGTCTCGGGCTCGGACATATCTGTCCCACTGCCCCGAGGCGATCTGATGTTCTTTGTCTGCGGTCAATCGCTTTTCTGTCTTCATGGCTATGCACTCATCGCCGATTTGTTTTTAGGACCGCCCTTAACAATATGGGCGAGCTTATCCCTCCAAGAGGGAACGTGAACAACGGGCGTTTGGTAAGTTGAGAATTCAGCCATCATAAGACCCAGCCACGCGAGTGCGTCGACCTGATCATCATGTACGCCGTTAGGGAATCTAAGTAGTTCTGCGACCAAGGGCCCCGTAAACACAGCGTCTCGGGGGAGGTAAACCATCCCCTGCTGCATCCGCCCTTGTATGGCTCGGGCGCGGGCTTCTTTGTCTCTGCGGCCGGTCTTAAGGTCTTTGATGTACATCTCGTACAACCCGCGCTCACGGACGCGCTTCTCAAGGAAAGGGCCAAGGGCCATCTCGATGTGTCCTTTCTCTATTCCTACGATTGACGGTTTCCACTGAACGTATAAGTCTAGTATCCGCTCGACAATCTCGAACCCATCGAACCTGCCTCGGACTACATCGACGACGTACATCTTGTCCATCTCGTCGATCCCGATAACCATGCCGACTGAATAGTCATTCCTGTCGTTCTTACCGATGGCTAAGTCCCACGCGGCGTAGTACTTCATTTGACCCTCATCTACGTCGGAGGGGTCAAAGTACTTAATCATGTCGCGGGTAAAGTAATCACCCTCATCTGACACGGGATTCTGCTGATACAGCGCCGACCAATCTCGAGGGCCAACCGCTTTACGTATCCTATTCAGCGACGCAACATCGTATCTTTCAAGATGTAACGGCTCGCCGACGCTGCGGAACTCTTCGTCCTCTTCAGCGATGGCGGGGTAACGGACAACCTCCCAGTCGTCGCCACCCTCGGTAGACATTTTTAAGAGACGACCAGCGAGATCGTCGTCATGCCAGCGTGTGAGGATAACCAAAACACCTCCGCCAGGAGCCAAGCGGGTATAAGCAGTGGAGGTATACCAATCCCAATTAGCCTCTCTATTATTCTGAGACTCAGCGTCTTCGCGGTTTTTAACAGGGTCGTCAATGACAAGTACGTGTGCTCCTTTACCAGTAATACCGCCGCCCACACCCGCCGCGACGAAACCGCCACCGCCTGTTGTCAGCCACGCTTCTGCGCTCTGTGAATCAGGATCAAGGCGGGTCTTAAAGGCGCTCTTGTACGAAGGCTCCCGTAGCAAGTTACGCACCTTCCGCGAGAACCCCATCGCCAGCGAGCCGGAGTAGGAACAGCTGATAAACTCGTGTTCGGGGTTACGCCCCAAGTGCCAAGCGGGGAACGCTACTGAGGCAAGTGTCGATTTCCCGTGCCGAGGGGGCATGAACAACATCAGCCGTGGGGATTTTTTGTCGACCACGTCCTGTGAGAATTTTTCAAGCCGTTTACAAATGTCTTTATGCACCCAACCCGCTTGGTAGTCTGGGTTGAACCGCTCAACGAATGGCAGCATCCGCTTCCGAGTCAATATGCGCAGGGCCAACTCTTCACGGGCCAATTCTTCAGTGCTCTTAGGAAGTGGTACGTCGGTGCTGGGGTCTTTTGGCGAGGGTAAACTGTCCTGTCTGTCTGCTTGGCAGTACACACACCAGTTGTCCGCACCCATGAGAGTAGACGGAACTACCTTCTTACACCGCTCGCAAGTACTCTTAGGTGCTTCATTTGTCATTTGTCTGAGGCTCTAGGTACTGTGTCCCTTTGCCGGCGAGCTTGAGCAACTCATCATCGCTGAGTCGTTCGAGCTGCTTGGCCCCATTGATCTGTATATTGACCTGCTGACTCTGACTTTCTTTGGCGAGGCCATGTAGTCGAACCATGCTGTCGACAGTATTCTTCATCTCTGTCGAATTAGCAGAGGCCACATAGGCATTCATATACATCGAGTGCGCTTGTTGAATGCCAAATTTCACTTCTTCGTGCATCTGCTCGCGAAAGTACTGTATGGCTTGGGCTACCGGCTCTAATTTGGCGGCAGCGTAGGCATTTGACGGTGTCGCATACCCAGAGGCACGCCCTGCTGCGGCAATAGTCATCCCACTACAAATAAACTGGACAAGTTTCTCTTGCTGAACGCTAAGTGACCCTATTTGCAGCCCCATGTAGGGCAGGTGGGAGTCAAATTCAGTCTTTGGCATCTGCTCGGGCGAAGACAACCGCGAGGAGAGCTGCTCAGTGGAGGGTGTGCTGTCCAATGTCGTCGTCGAATTGATAACTGTCCCCTCCCCAGATACTGTCCATTATTTCGGTGTTGATATTGACGAATATCGGGGGATTAATAGAGTCCGCCGACATTAATCGCTTGAGGAAGTGCTGAATTTCGTCGTCGTCCTACCCGCCGGCACGCAAAACATCAATTGTCGTCTCGTAGTCGTACACCAGCACAGGAGTTTGCCCCCGTTGGACTACTTGATAGCCTATACAAGCTTCTTCAAGCCCCTCAAGGCACAACACTTCTATATTATCCATAGCAATATATTAGCGTTACTAATACTACTTTGCAAGCTGATGGGCGGTGATATTCTTAATCCACCAGAAAAACATATCTTCATCTAGAGTGTGCTTCATCAGGTTTACGCGGTCACAAACCAAGTGTACGTTGTCAAGTGTGTAGCCCAAATTTGGATCTCGACGGTCAAGTGACGCGTTTAGGTCGATTCTACTGACGCCATCCCTGTAGCTAGTCATTAATACGCCGCTGTAAGCACACTTACCTTCTTGGCGTTCCCAAAGTCCTAATAAATCTTCTGTAGTTAGAGAAAAACCGTCGGGGCTTTTACCGCGTCGCTGTTTTTTGTGGTTATAACGTTGGTTGTAGCAGATCCTGGCGAAGTAACGCTCTATTTTTTCGTTATTTGCGAGTCTTTTGCGGGCAACAACACACTCTCTGCACTTCTGGGCTCTGTAGGGCGCACCGTTTTTGTTAGTGCGCATCTCGAATGCATTTTCTGGGAGCGATATACGGCAACATCGGCACTGAAATGTTTTATCCATGAGGTGCCTTATATATTAGTAATGCTAATACCGCAAATTATATAGGAATTTTTTAAAAAAATATTTTTATATTTCACTCACACACTATCTCCCCCCTCGCCTCTCAGACACCTACCCTCCCCCGATCCGGTTTTCAGAACCTTGTTTCCGATTTACCCCTTGGAACCTTGTTTTGACACCCCTAGACCCTTAACACCTGACCCTTATCCCTTATCACGTATCCATTGGCCCTTGTCTCTTGTCCAAGCTCGCTCGTCCCTCGCTCACAGTCGGTTGTTTCTATGTATTAACTCTTATTACTTATCAATTATTAAGGATCACTCATGGTCACTATCTCTTTCATCATCGAACAGCTCTCTTACCTAACAGTTCCTGAACTCATCGGCGGCGGCATCATCGTCACCTTCTACTTACTCAGCTCTATCCACGTCAAGGACGCTTAACCATGACCAAATTCATCGTCACCGCGCTAACCATCAACCCTATGCTGCTCAGCTTTGTCGTTGGAGTTTTACTCGCCCTCGCCACCTGCATCCTAGCTTTCCCAATTCAATTACTGCTCAACGTCATCTTCTAAGGACACTTAACCATGAACACTTATCAACGCAAAATTAACCGCAAAGCAAGAGCCATTTATCATCCTGCACACTTACGCAAAGAGCCTTTCCTAACCAGGTTCGTGAACAAGTTCCTCAACAACGAATGGTTCTGCATGTTCGCCTGTCTCATCCTCTCATTCGCACTCGGCACTTCAATCGCACTCTCACTCTCACTCTAACCACCAGCCCCTCCGCAAGGAGGGGCGTTTAAAAAGTGGTAAGTAAATGTGCATCCGTAAACGTGCACAAATGACCATGAACAAGTGTCAATGGACAATTGCCAACGGGCAGGGGTCAAAGTGCACCGATTCAGTGCAAAATGGTCAATTATTAACCAATGTGTGTCAAGAAACCGCTGGTGTGTCAGCTTTTGGCCCGCGTGTGCCAAAATGTGTGCCAAATGTTAGTGAACACTATTCCCTTAGCACTCAACAACTTACCCTCAAAAAAGCCAAATGTGTGTCAGGTGTGTCAACTTTTGAAACCTTGTTTTAATAATTTGTAATTCCTTTTTTAAAAAACGTTTTCTAGGGAACTCTATAAAAAAAGCTGCACACTGACACACACTTAAGAAAAAGAGGGTTAAACCCATGATAACTATAAGAATAGCGTTTACTAACATTTGACACACAAATCCGCACACATTTTCCAAAACCTGACACACCGGACCTTTTCTGACACACAAGACCTTACAAACTACAAGGATATAGACCATGACAATCTACGATGATTTCTCAAAAGTTAAGGGTACATTCCAACAGAAAATACCCACATCAGCCTTTGACAAGGTACAAGCGAGAGCTAATTACCTACTTCAGCACGCCAAATCTAACCCTGACATCTGGGCACTTGGCCTCTTGGCCTTTGTCGTTGGTGACCTGTCAGATATCACTGAAGCCCTGTCCGAATTAACCACCGAGGTGTAACCCATGAATCTGTTCACCGATTTCAAAGAAGTAAAGTCCGCAGTAACTAACTGCTCAAACTGGGAAGCATTCAAAATCTCAGTACGTATGACAGCAAAACGCAACGATGCAGTACTAATCATTATAGGCGTGTCGTTGCTCCTATTTAATACCGGCGTGTCTATCACCCATTTACTTGGAGCTTAACCATGAACACTAAACTCACGTCATCTGACTTTGGTCGCAAGATCATCGAGATCCACAACGATTGGTGCGTAGCCAATAACCTTCCCCAAGCAATGCTTGACGCTGATCACTTAACAAGTGTCGATGAACCAGAACTCGTGTCAGGTGACCATTATTTCCCCCATAAGGAGACCCAACATGCCACAACCAAATGATCTATTTAAATATTGGCGCGCCGACCAAGTGGCGGAGTGCATGGAAGGCGTAACTGACGCTCTGTATATAACGCTGTGGTCAGACATTGTCCCATTGCAGGAAGACCCTGATGACATATTTGAGAACGTCGAGCGCTTAGACCCAGACGGCGATTCTTCTATAACTCTGTATTGGCACCTGCTCTCCGAAAGTAATCAAACACTCCTCAACACCATCGCAGTTAAGTACCAAGCTGAACTAGATGCCTACAAAGCTGACACCATCTTCTGCCACCTCAGCCCTGCAGAGTAACAACTCGATCCTCCGGCTCTCGTCAGTCGGTATTAATTAATAAGTTAGTTCTATATGTCTCTATATAGTTCTATCTTATTAGTTGTACTAATAATTTCATTGGCTAAGATAAAGGAACCCAATATGAACAAAATTATCAACCTTCACGTCGACCATTGGCACTTGGTATTCGACATGGAAGAAGAGCAAGCGCAAGAAAAGACCTTCGATGATTACGTTGAAGAGCTGTTCATGCAAGAAACGGAGCAATACGAAGCAGTAACACTTTAAATTTTATCAATAATCTATGTAGAGACTTATAATTATGGCTAATTCATCAAAAGTAGCACCTTACGTTTATCCCAAGAACATTGACGCGGATCGTCCCGAGCTCGTCAATCCCAGTCAAACCGAACCCGACCACTACCGTCCAGATACAATCGCCGATCCAGAAGGCGCTCGTATCCGTGACAACGTCAAGTATCTAGGTTTCCCGAAGTTTGTCCTCGACAACTTCTACGACGACACCAAGAACTTGTGGGGTAAGGCAAACAAGAACAACGCCCAAGCCCTTCGACCAACAGACGTACACATTCAAGAGTGCGTCAACTTCTCAGCAATCACCGACGAAGACGATATCGCCATGAACCGCATGGGCATCGCAACCCACGGTGAGTCAATCATCACAGTGCGCGACGCGTACATCACAATTCTCGATTCTATCGAGTCCACTATGCACTTCGAGGTCATGAAGCAGGTTGCGAACATCACAACCAACATGCTCGCGAAACGCGCTATCGCGAAAGCCACGTACAGCTCAGCCACAGGCCGTGTCACTGAGTCTTACGAAGAAGTGCCTGAGTACATCGAGAACTTACAGACTCGCATGTTAGAAGCGTCAGCCAACGCAGGTATGTGGCGCGCCATTCATAAAGACTTGTGGACTCACCTCAACTGGCAGAAGTCGCCTGTGTACTACATCGACAACGCCATAAAGATGGACCTCCATCAGAAAGCGTCGTGGCTCGACAAGACTTACCGCCCAGTCGCGCCAGCGACCGCCACGGTAGACGACCTCAAGAAGTTCACCATCGCTTGTTAACCATTGACCCCTGTCGAGTATCACTTGGCAGGGGTCACTTTAAACCAGGGGCATTACGTGCCAAGGAGACAGCATGACTAACCTCAAAATAATAGAGCAGCTGAACTTGTTCACTGAAAGCTTGCTAAAAGAAGCCGGCGTCAAGGCAGAATCCAGCGGTGAAATATTCGATCAGATTCACGAACAGCAGCGCGAGATGCAGGACAAAGTACAACTTCAAGCTGCGCAGTTAGCTGAAATATTTGGTCCGCCAAAGGAGTAACAAATGGTTATAGAAGAGGTCAGCAAAAACTTTTGGCGCTTGAAAGTAGGTCATGGCTGTCGACAGCTTATTTTCTATTCAACAGACAGTAAGGAACACGTAACCGGTAAATGGAACCGTTACGTGCGCGAAAAAGACTTTGACACTTATCGAGTGACAAGCAGCCCTAGTTACAAAGCATTAGAAAACTACGATTTGAAGGATCTAAATTCATGACTAAACACCTATCAATGGAGCCTAAGTGGATTGTAAAAATCCAGCAGTTAATAAGTGTAATAGAAAACCCGCAAGCAGATGCTGAACGACAAGCAGAAGCTCGTGAGTCTCTGATTAACTTGGCTACATACGTGGATCTTATGAACTCTTTACAAATAGGAGTGTTCGAAGAAACCGTTAACTTCAACGACGACCCAATAATGCTCCATTGAGCAAGGAAAAAACTATGAGTAATTTAGAAGGCGCTGTAAACGACACCATAAGAGACTATCTCTATTCGGAAAATTTCATCGGCAAAGATCACACTGAATGCTTAATACGCGACGCGATAGACGAGGCAACAGATGATTTAGTAGAGAACGTTATCACTAACCTTCAGTTAAGAGACGAATTCGCCACAGTTGACTATGTCGACGAAAACTGCCGCCAAATGGTTATCGATGAGTATAGCAATTCAGAACACAGCACCTACATAGAAGAATTAGTAGATCGCGTCAGCGCCCTCGAACAGGCCCACACGCCAAACCCCCTTCCAGAACCAAAGACAATTAATCAGTTAGATCAGTTTGTAAAACCAGCCGGTTTTGTACGTGGTTACGAAGATTTCAAACAATTAGGGGAATTCATAACCGCTTCACTCAACAACCCGTCTCAAAAAACGATGGTTATAGCGATGGTTCTTGCTACAGCTAGAAATATTATTCAGGAGCAACTTAACAATGATCACTCGACCCCAACGCGTATCGCTGCATCGTAAGTGGTTACAAGATAACCAAGGAATGACGTACCGAAAGTTCAGAAAGTCAGCCACCCACGGCATTGGCATGGACTGCATCATCGTTAAATGGTCGGGCATGTGGCTCGGCATTGAACCCGATGGTTACACCCACAGTTAGGAGAAACGCATGAGTTGCTTAGTAGATAACCGTTGGGCCCTCGCCGTTGTGTGGGACGCACTACACGAATACCAA